TTACGCAACAACAACCACAGTCCCTACTGACTGGAATCTTGAAAGTCCTTTTGATTTTGCTAATGCAACTGGAGAAGATAGACCATTTGATAATAGAATTTTATCAGTAATAGAAAATGAAGATATTACAGGTGGTTTAAATACTGATATTTATTTATCTAATACTTTTAGGCTTACAAATAATATTTCTCCTTTTGGTTTCTATAATTTCTTTGCTATTAAAGTAGAGTGTACGGTTTATTTTGATGATTCGCACACAGATGGGGATGGTATTAATATAGCATTTGCTAAATCTAAAGATGGTACACCAAGTAGTTTCCCTACAAGATATTTAGATTCAACAGGTACTTATTATAGTGTTACAACTTCTTCTTTATGGAATGCAGTATTTAGGATGCCTATCTTTATGAGTGATAAAAATAGGTGGATGAAGTATAAATGCTTATCTAAATTTGACCAAAATAGTTTAAGTGATGGTACTACTTTATATGAGTTTGGTACTTTAGTTTTAAGACCACAAAGAAGTTTTGATATTGAAAATGTTCATCAAACCTATTTTGATGATATTAAGGTAAGTATTATTCCACAAGGATATAAAAACACAAAAGGCTTTATTTATAATGCTACTAATATTCCTAACGATTCTACTTTAGTTAAGCCATTCTCAAATACTTATAAAATAGATAAAGGGCAGTATCACGGTGGTATAGCTAATAAATCGGAATCACAAATTATAGAAGACTTTATTGGTTACGATACTGGCGGAGAATTTAATTTAATCCAAAATTCTAATAGATGGTTAAGACCTTGGGAAACTGCTTCAGAACTTATATTAGGCAGACCGATGCAAGAATGTATTACTCGTTCAATTTTATCTTTTTATCAAGCTACCTGGCAGAAATTTACAGGTAATGTTTATGGTAAGGATATAAACTTTGGGCAAGTCTTTAATATTGCTTTAGCGCAAGGCTTACACTTTATGCACGAGGCATCTTTTGATTATGTATCAAATAAAACAAACATAACCACACACCAAAGCCAAACTGATAAATTAGAAACAGGTTTCCGTTCTTGGTCTACTACTAAAGATGATACAGGAGCAGGTCAAGGCGAACCAGGAAGTACAACAAGTAGCATACAACAAGCAGAAGGATAATGAATGAGTTAAAAGAAATAAACGACCAACTTAAAAGTTTGTCTATAAATGTAGAAATGATTAGCCAAGCCATTACAGGTTCGAAGCTAAATAGAAACGGCATCCTTCAAAGATTAGAATTAATCGAAGAAACTTTAGAAGAAACGGAAACTAAAGTTCAAGAAGTAAGGGATTATAACACCGGTATTAATTGGGCAGTTAGAATTGGTGCTTTTATATTAACTATAACAGGTATAACTTTTATTAAAGACTTTTTATGGCACAAATAAGCGAAGAAGGATTAAAATTATTAGTTGAGTTTGAAGGCTTAAAATTAGATGCTTATCAGTGTACTGCTGGAGTTTGGACAATTGGTATCGGTTCTACTAAATATGCTAACGGACAACCTGTAAAGAAAGGCGATAAAATAACGCAAGAGGAGGCTTATAAGCTATTTATGGACACTTCCGATACTTACAGTGCTTGTATTAAGAGATATGTCATTAGACCGCTTAAACAGAACGAATTTGATGCTTTATTCTGCCTTTGTTATAATATTGGATGTGGAGCGTTTGCAAAGTCATCTTTAGTAAAGTTTATTAATGGTGGACAAACGATTGAAAAAATAAGAATAGGCTTCTTGATGTGGATTAAAGTTGGTGGTGTGGTTAGTAAAGGATTAATGAGAAGAAGATTAAGGGAGTTTAACTTATATGCGAAAATTAAATAATACACTTTCTACAGTATTTGGAGCAATTGTAGCTATTGCGAATGCTTGGGTAACTATTGACTGGGATAATTTTATTTGGTCTTTAAATACTTGTATTAAGCTATTTCTTTCGGCTTTAATTGCTTTGGGTGGTTATATGACAACAATAAATCGTAAGCCTTTGAATAAAAGATAATTGCATTTGCTAAAATAATTAGTAATTTCGACAAAAAAACTATTATGTACAGACCAAGACTAACCGAAACTGAATACAACCAATACCAGTTAAAAAAGCTAACGGATAAAAAAACCTATAAATTATTTGTATTTTCTGACCCTCACGGTTGGTTAGCTGACCTTAAATGTTTAAGGGTAATCAATAACATTCTACAACACAATAAATTTGATGAAGTCTGTATCAACGGAGATATAGTAGACTTACCTTTTGTTTCTAAACATACCAATAAACTTTTTATGGATGGTATCTTAAAAGGATATAACGAAGTAGAAGAGTTTAGATATACCGAAGAACAAATCCTAAAGCCTTTAAGACTTTCAACGGATGCAAAGATTACAATAAGAACTGGCAATCACGATGAGCGAGTTACAAAGCCTTTTTTATTATCCAAAGGACAATTAGCAAGATTAGCTATACTTTATAAACACTTTGAAAGTACAAAGTTTGAAGAGATGTTACACCTGGCGGAGAACGATATGGTTTATGACCCTACGGATGTCTTTAATTACTTTGATATTTTTGATATTACTCACGGTTTAAGTTTAACAAAGAACGCAAGTGAGAAGAATATAATTGAATATTGGGGAAGTGGTTGTACAGGACACTCACACAGATTAGGAATGCGATACATTAGAAATAGGCATAATATTAATGCTTGGTTTGAAGTAGGATGCACCAGGTTAATGGAAGCAGTCGAATATCTACCAACAGGCAAGATTGCGGATTGGTGTCAAGGATTTTTAGAGGTAACTTTTAAGATAGATGGAGATAAGGTTTTATTCTTTGCACAACCACACGCTATAATAGATTATAAATGTGTTTATAACGGTGTTTTATATGGAGAATAAAGAAGAAGAAATATTTGATGTAACTGATGGCGAGATTTTAGAAGAACTTAAATTCTTTGTTTATTTTCTTTTTGAATTAGAGGAAAAAAGTTTACTTTTATTCCCAAGTTACAAAACCTTGACACAAGCGAGGTTAATTAAAATGATTGAAACACGATTAGACTTTTTAGATTATGATGAAGACAAAGAGGGAGATGTTAGTTGAGAAATTAAAAGAATTATACAACCAAATTGAAATAGTACGAAGAGAATTAATAACCGAAACAAATAAAGAAAAACTAAAAGAGAAACAAAATGAAAACTATCGAAGAAATTAACCATTTTGAGAATTGCGAATGCTCGGAGGTTTGCACTAATTGTAATGTTAAGTATCAATTTAAACCTATCGAATTAACTGGTAGTAAAATAGCTGATATAGTTACAAAGCCTAAATACTACAAAGTAGAGATTAAAGGAGTGCCTATTGATGTAATTGATATAGCAAATGCTTACAATTTATCTTTTATGAAAGGTAACGCTATTAAGTATATTTTAAGAGCAGGTAAAAAGGATTTATTGGTCCAGGACTTAAAGAAAGCTATTGAGTGTTTAAATAGAGAGATTGAGTATGAAAGCGGTAAGTAGGAATATTACTTTATTTTGGTTAAATTTGCGAAAGGATAATAATATATCTTTAAATTATGGCAAAGAAATCAAAAGAAATAAAAGAAGACTTAAATATAGAAGTTATAACCGAAACCAATAAAGAAAAACTAAAAGAAAAACAAAATGAAAACAATTGGAGAAATAAATAAAATTGAAAATTGCGAATGCGATACAATTTGTCCCAACTGCACTGAGAAGCACTGCTTAAAACCTATTGATTTAACAGGTTCGGATATAGCTGATATAGTTACAAAGCCTAAATACTACAAAGTAGAAATTAAAGGAGTGCCTATTGATGTAATTGATATAGCAAATGCTTACAATTTTTCTTTTATGAAAGGTAACGCTATTAAGTATATTTTAAGAGCAGGTAAAAAGGATTTATTGGTCCAGGACTTAAAGAAAGCTATTGAGTGTTTAAATAGGGAGATAGAGTATGAAAGCGGTAAGTAGAAATATTACTCTTTTTTGGTTATCTTTGCGAAAGGAACTTGATGTTAGTTTAAATTATGGCAAAGAAATCAAAAGAAATAAAAGAAGACTTAAATATAGAAGTTACAACCGAAATAGAGCAGGTAAACCCTTTGACTATTTCCGAGTGCTGCAAGGCTGAATACATATCTTCAGGTACTAAAGTATATTGCTCAAAATGCAAGGCAGACTGCCGTTTAGAAAGACAAAAGAAACTTATTAAATTATGGAGTCCAAAAGCGTAATAATCCTATTGGTAGTAATTTTACTATCTTCTTCTTGCAAGTCTAAAAAGCTGGTAGAAACTACAAAGGTGGATTCCGTTATAACTATTGTCCAAAAGGTCGAATTAGCTACCGATTCAAGCGATATTGAAACAACCGAAGAAATAGCTTATATTTTTGACACATTAGTAAACCATCAGGTTACACCTTTAGAAGCTATTAGAGGCGATTACAAGTACAAACTAAAGGCAATCCATATAAAGAGGCACATCAAGGAAAGAAAGCGCTTACAGAGCCTTAAAATCGATAAGAAAGAAAACAAGGCTATAAAGGTGGATAAAACCACTATTCAAGAAGAGAAGCCAAAAGGAAACACTACTTTGTTCTTAATATTGGGTATTGCTATCGCAGTTTACCTAATCCTAAAAAAACTTTAAAAATAATTTCTTTGATTATCAGCGAGTTACGATTTATTTGTGGCTTTTATTAAAATAATGTTTGGATATATAATCTTAATTAAGATATTTGAATATCGAAACAAACCAATCGATACCAAAATTATGAAAGCAATTAAATTAACAAGTGAGCAGTATCAAAGAAGTTTAAAAGCAAAAATGAATCATCTTTGGTTATATTCAGCAGATGATACAACTCAAAGAACACACAACAGTAGTATATTTTTA